CTATGCCGTCAGTTTTGTGTAGAAAAACTGCCTGTATTTTAGGTCCAGAAATAGCCCTAAATCTTGTTCGGGGCTTGGGGTTATTATGCCCTATTTCTCTCTCATTATATAGCTAAGAAAATAATTCGCCTGGGATTTCACGCATCAGGAGAATTACACATTTTTCAGGGATAGAGGAGGTATGTCTATTTCAAACCAACGACGGGATTATCTCGTCTTCTATATGATTTAGACATACCTTGTATATATGTAGGAAGTATGTCTAAATTATGAGAGTTTTTATAGCGTTCGCGGCCATACCGAGGCAAAGTCATACCCCCATTATTCGACTAATTCTATCAATTATATCTTTTCGACGTTCATAAAGTTTCTGACTTTTTATAGCTTTATTATAATAATTTATACCCGGTACATACACATTCAAAGTAGGACGTAATTTGTGATACCAATATAATTCTTCTAAACATGCATCACCTTTATTTTTACATATAACCGTATTCAATCGTCTCATATACCAATTAGACCAACCACCATGATCACGAATAAATGTATAAAGTTTTCTTTTAGACTTTTTAACATCTGTTTCATGTCTTTTACACCTCAGTTCATAGTTAGTTGTATGACCCACGTATGTATTTGATATACTTGCATCTTTACACTCAATCAAATATATCACAGTATTGTCATACATTTACCAATTACTTCTTACTTTATATAATTATTATTTTATAGCGTTCGCGGCCATACCGAGGCAAAGTCACTTCAAGTTACGGACTTTATATACAGTAGTGAGTATAAGAGATTGTATCTCATCGTATATGTTACGTAACGCAGGAGTTCGTGAAAGTTTAAGACCAGAGAGAGTTTTTAAGAGTTTAGCAAAATAAGGAAGTACATTAGATGGATTACGATCGATTTTAATCATTGGTGTCATACGGTTAATCTTTCCATACTTACCTTTATACGTCTCGGCGTATTTATCAATCAATGGGACAATAGAGGTATAATATGTCTCAAGAGCTTTATGAAGGGCATAACTATTCGTGTCTAAATGATACACGTGTGTCTGAGTACGTGAGTGCATAAGAAGAGAAAGAAAACGACCAGTGCTCGCCATTTATATATAAACATATTTTTTTATCGTCGTGTTATATCAAGTACCGGTGAGTTTGGGTCATATAATATAGATTCTAATACAGAGTTTGGTCTAAGTACTGGGCGTGTCACGTTCTCAAAACGCGAAACGCGTGCGCGTACAAGTTCACGTTTCTGTTCTACTATCTCGTGTCGCAAGGCTTCATTATCTTCAAGAAGTTTTAAATAATCATTGGTTATATTTAATAAGTACATTTCACGTGCCGAATCACCAGTTGCGTATATCTTTTTCAAATTATCACATATTTCCAAATATATACCTTCTGGTAAACTTTCTTTATTTTCATCTACGAGTGACATAACTTTTCGTATAGGATCCATATTACAATTTCTATATTTTATTTTTTTAATTTTCTTCTTCATCTAACATTTTACGTAGTTTTTCTTCTATAGACATATCATTATCTTGAGACTCCTCGAATTCTGTATCAGGCATATCGGGATCGAATATATCACCATGTGTTTCACACAATTCACACGTTTCAATCGGTGTTTCACCTGGTTTGTGATTATGTACAGGTACGTCTTTTTTCTTCTTTTTTAGAACCGGTCTTTTTTTCACGGTTTGCTCCGTGTTCGACTTTTTGTCACGCATTTTCATGTGTAAAGTACAACACGTTTCACCTTGGATACACGGTTTCGTACACTGATTACCTTTAGCCGTCATCATTGAACATACGAGTTTAGGTTCTTTAGTAACGGGTACCACAGTTTTTTTAGGTTTTGGTTTTTCCATCGCCTCAATCTTTTCACGTAAAAGTGTATTTGTTTCGATAACCGAATCCATCTTTTCACGAAGACATTTATTCTCTTCTTCGATTTTTGTAACCTTTTCAACAAGTGTTTGTAATAACTTATTGTTGGAAAGGACACTATTATTTATTTTGTCCATGTGACTATTAGAGTCACGAACGAGACCGATAAGAATGTTTTCAATTGAATCCGACATTTTGGTTTTTATATTTTTATATTTTTATATATTTATTTACTTACTTAGGTTATTTTTATTATTCTTGTGTACACCCAGACTCTAAAGTTTTTCCGTTCACACACCCCGTGAAATGATGAGCATCACCAGTCAAAGAACCTTTTGTTGAAAGATCAGCTTTTTTATACGCATAACACGTATTTTGGTACTGGTTACTACCGTGCGCGGGTGTTCTATACCCCCAAACTTCGTGACCTTTACTCTTCACGTATTCTTTACATTCTTTTGCACTCATTTTTGTTACTCCGTTATGTTCGTTTGTATAACTAGTAGTATCATTGCCGGGGTTTATGTAACCAAGTTTGGATTTTTCAGGTTTTGTTGTATCACAACTCGCGTTTCTTCCCTCTGAAATACCATTACTAAAATAGTGATTCATTAAATTTTCGGCGTTGTTACCAAATGCAGTTTGTAAATCCGGGTATCTGTCTCGGTAACACAGTGAATCGATTTTCTTTTGGTAATACTGGTAACCATCAACCCATTCAGTTCCACCATTCTCTTTAGTATTAGTCCATCTATCAGCATTTTGATCCTTTCTATTAGATGCTACCCCTAAAATACGCGCATCGTATCCTTTTGTCCAACATTGTTTGGCTTTGTGATTATAAGTAAAACCGGCACACTTTATATTCTTATCACATTCTTCAGCACATACTCCAAAGTTCGAACCGTGGTGTGTACCTATAGCGAACCCCCACAAATCACCCGTATGCGTTTTATAATAATTAGAATAGGGTCCAAAAAATTGATTTGAATGACTCATAACTTCCGTACCTTCCTTTGATATAACGTGTAACCCACCGAAATCCGAAACAACAAACGAAAAGGGTGGATTTAAACCTTGTTTTGTAGAAAATTTGTGTCCTCCTGAACTCTTAACAAGAGTAGTACCATTAGCTTTTTTAAATGCAATATTACCGTTCGTACTAAGTGTTAATCTAGCACTACCACTCGACCCCGTAGATGCAGAAATGGTATTGTTCGAATCATTTTCTTTATACACTACGAAGTTTCCGTCGTTTTGGTACACGGCTCGCCATTCACCGTTTGGTGATTTCCATAATTTACTATTAGATGTAGTTAACATTTCGCCACTACGCATGATTGTACTCGCACCCATCAAATCACACTGCGCAAACCTAAAATCGTCTTTTGTAAGTTTGGAAATGGGTTTCCATATTTTTTTATTAGGTACCCAAACATTCTGACCATCGGAAGTTGTAACCACCTTTTTCTTTTTATATTTCATTAATTTGAACGTATCCTTATCACCAAACTTAAGAAACGTACCATCGTCAAATTTAAACTTAATAGTTCCATTACTATTCTGATCTACATTAAACCATCGCCCTGGTTCGTGTGAAATTTGATAATACGTTTTCTTTACACTCTTTTCGAGTTTAAACGTATCACTTGATATCGTAACTGGAACATTAAGGTCACCAAACGGTCCAGTAAGTGTATAGTTAAAATCTTCTTCGGTAATATCGAGCTCAGCCGTTGCTAACAATTTAGATTCGTTAACTTCGTTATAATACGCTTTAATTGTATTTTTACCTTTAACAGTACTAGCAGTAACATCAGTACCTTTAAATGTAACGGAACCACTACCGTAATCCTTTATGGCATTTTCATCCGTAACTTCTACATTCTCCTGGATTTTAGTACCACCTACATAGCGTGTAAGTATAATTTTACTCACGGAATCAAAACCCTGACCATTTGTCCACGATAAAGTAAGATCAATAAGTTTACTTTTTTCTGAATCATCACCTTCAGCATACTCGATTATACGGTACCCTTCCTGAGAACCATCCTCTTGAGGATTGATTGTTTTCTTAGCATTCGCATCGAATGTAAGTTGAGGTTTATCCGATGTTTCATCGTCACTTTTTTTAGTTCCAAAGTAAATAGCTAAAGCTACCCCTATAATAATTATAACTAATAAACCAAATAGTCCGAGCATAGCTGCTTTTGCCATCTCGGTGTTTCTTTTATTAGTCATAGATTTTTTTTTGATTTTTTGTTTATTTTCTAACTGGTCCCCCTTGATTAGCTTCGGGTACATCGAGTGGTCCAGTACACGCTTTTCTCGCACTTTTCAATGGGTCAGTACACCCCGTATCGTGTCTTCCAGGGTCCGTTTCGTAACGGACGTTACCTTTTAATTCATTGGCATTAAAAATTTTTATAGGGGCACATGTATTTGTCCAACCGTCCGTATCACTTCGCCAGTGTCTATAAACGTATGCATTCGTTCCATCAAATTCACGTGAACGTTCTCGACATTGTAAATCACCAAAGTGTTCTTCTTTCCGTTGATCTTCACCAGATTGTAGTATATCATGTTGATTGGTTCTATGAACATACCCTTCCAAAGGTAAAGTTGGAATATAGTATATTTTCCATGTATCATAGCCACCCAGTTTCGTATGTTCGGGACCCTTATACAAAGTTTCAAATGTCGAATCAGACTTTTGTCCAACTATAGCACTACCACCCGATCTTTTACTATTACTTTGTATATCACACGCCCCATCGGGTAAATATACATAACTTGTACCGTACGTAGAGTGTCTACCAAACAGTTCGTAATGGTGTCCATTACCACCTTCCGATAAGGTAAGTGCAACCCATTTATATAAATTTTTTCTAGCACTTCCACCTTTAGTACCAAGACCTGCAATTTTTATAGTGCTGTTATCACTAAGCCATCTATCGTGAATAACCGCCAAACTACTGTGTTTAAATCGATTTGTACTATTTTCCCAACTGAACCACGTGGGCACGTTCCCCCCTTGCATTGCAATACTAATTGGTTTTGCGCGGAAAATATAGTGTATGACCCTACCATCCTTTTTCAAGATCGCAACAGTTGCATTATCACCAACAACAACTCTATATGGACCATTACCACCACCCCATCCCCATGTATTACTTCTGTACCCCCAATCATCTTGAGACCCTGTTACTTTCATAAGAAAGTTACCGTCACCTTGTATTCTAGCAGTATCACACGGTTTAGTAAAATCATTTGGAAATGTCGATGCCCAGAAATCATTCAGATTCAAAGATGTACGATTCGTATGCTGTTTAAATCCATATATACCATTAGGTGATTTGTAATTTTTACCAAGTTCCATTTTCCCTTCATTCTGGTCTGAACGAACAGCGGTACGCACGGGTTCCAAATGGAATAGTGCGCGTGCATACTCATCTTTATTCATTTCGGATAATTTTTTAAACGTTGGTTTATGATTAATTCTTTTTTCACCCCATAAAATATCGTCTTTTGTTAATACTCTTCTTACCAAAACTTCTTTTCTGTTATGGTCTGGGTGTCCCAACATGTACCCATCTTTATACTTTTTAAGTCTATATGCATCAGTATTATCCCATAATTTATCAGCATTACCAGTAACTAAATTAATAAACTGAACTTTACCATCACCCAATTCTTTCATTTTAAAACACTGGTGAAACTCCTCGAGTAAATAAAGCGTTTCCTTACCTAATATTTCAAACTTAAACGAATCACTTGATATTTGAATTGGAATATCAACTTCTTGAACGCTCGTTAAATTGAGCGTCGAATCTATATCACTCTGTTCAATTTTGATCTGGTCACCCGTATCCACCAAAAATGTATTGGTACTTACACTATTGTACCAAACGGAAACTTTATTCACACCAATAATACTTTTACTCGAATCGGTTAAATCCGTACCTTTGAATGTTATTTCACCAGAACTATTATTATTGATACCGGATCCCGAATCATAAACTATATCATCCTGAACTTTTGTACCACCAA